CCACACAATGAGGACCAGGCTTATTCAGCATTGAAGCATAATTGCTGTTTTGCTACTGTTCGTGGACAGTTTCCTCATGTACCTGGAACAGGGCGGACCCGTGTTCTTGTGGTGGATTCGGAGACGCTGGTGATTAATAACCATGCTCTGCCTCCCAATTCCACTGTCACAGTTTGGTTGGGCAAATGTACGGAAAGTGGAGTGCAACCCAGTTTTGTCTTCGAGTTGGACGAGCAGATGGTTACGCGCCATCCATCCCGGGATCTTGCTATCATCAAAACTTGGGCCATGCCACATCGCTTCAAGGACATTCGTCACCTTTTTAGCAAACCTAGCTATCAGAGCGTTGGGTCCTCTGTTTATTTCCTGAAGGAGAAGGATGGAGAACTAGTTCGCAAAGAAACTATTGGCGTGCATAAGCGTTTGTTACATGGCATGGATGGGGCGACAAATGTCTCGTGCGTCGCGTGGGCTTCGCACCCCGTGGAGCCTACAAAACAGGGTGACTGTGGTATGCCGCTTATCATCAATAGCCCACTTGGCAGCATTATCGCCGGAATTCATGCAGGCTACCACAAAGAAACCAATACCGCGTGGTCGGTCATGTTGTCAGTGGACGATTTTGATTTTAGCCAGAATTACCCCACCGTGGGCGTCACTACCCCGGCTTTTCCGTTAGCTCAGGTGCAGGTTATTCCACTTAAGCCCACTGATAAGCTTTTTACCGATTACCATGAGACCGGCCATATGATGACTCACGGGCAGCTTCGATGTTTTAATGCTCGTCCCAAGTTTACGGGAACCTATACACCATATGCGTCATACATTTTCTCTCGCGGCGATGAGTTTTCTCCACCTATTGGGGACAATATGGCTGCCCCACGTAATTTGGGTTGGCAACAACCACAGTCGGTGCTCGTCAATTACCTGCACCCAACGCACAGTATGCGTGAGATGGTCATGCGTGCGTGTACGAAACAGTATATCCAGCACATTGTGTTAAACCTCAATGACGAAGATTGGGAGGACATTCACCCTGTTCCTCTCTCAGTTGCCGTCAATGGTTTCCCAGGAGTACCTAACGTAGATGCACAGAAATATACCACCTCCGCTGGACACGGCAAACGTGGCCCCAAGCTGCAGTTTCTTACTGAACCCGAAAAGTTTGAAGAGTGGGATGTTTATCGCGCTTACACTGAAGAGGTTCACGAGGAGATTGACACCATGCGCGGAAATGCTTACAAGGGTATCCGACCCCATGCAGTCTATGATGCGGTCATGAAGGATGAATTACTCTCTAAGGCAAAGGTCGAAGCAGGTCGAGCCC